TATTTCATAGAGATAAAAATGTATTAGTTATTGCTACTAAATTTGCAACAGCGGCAAACTTGGTTAAAAAAGTTAAAAGTATTATGAAGAATCTACCTGAGTGGTTGCAGGTTGCCAAGATATCTGTTGATAACAGAACTTCATTTGAACTATCAAATGGTTCTCAAATCAAAGCTGCTTCAACATCTGGCGATGCTGGTCGTTCGGAAGCACTTTCGTTGTTGGTTATTGATGAGGCTGCTCACGTTGAGGGACTAGATGACCTATGGACAGGTCTGTATCCCACTCTTTCAACTGGTGGTCGATGTATTGCTCTGTCAACGCCAAACGGAGTTGGCAACTGGTTTCATAAAACATATATTGATTCCGAGGATGGAGAAAATGATTTCAGACATGTTTGTCTTCCTTGGGATGTCCACCCTGAAAGGAATCAAGCTTGGTTTCAAAAAGAAACTAAGAACATGTCGAGAAGACAAATAGCTCAAGAATTAGAATGCAACTTTAATACTTCCGGAGATACAGTTATTCATCCAGATGATATTGCGTGGGTTCATGGATCTATTCAAACTCCTGTTTACAGAACAGGTCATGATCGTAACTTTTGGATTTGGGAAAAATATGAAGAAGGATGCACCTATCTTTTGGTTGCTGATGTTGCGAGAGGCGATGGAGCAGATAACTCTGTTTTTCACATTATTAAATTGGATACAATGGAAGTTGTGGCGGAATATCAAGGTAAGCCAAATCTTGACATGTATTCTCAAATGCTTTTTTCTGCTGGAACTGAATACGGAAATTGTTTATTAGTTGTGGAAAACAATGGAATTGGAATATCGGTTTTGGAAAAACTAATTACTCTTGGATATCCAAACCTTTATTATTCTATTAAGTCAACACATGAGTTTGTCGAGTCAGTCAGAGGAGAAACTATGAATTCTGCTGTCGCTGGGTTTACAACCTCAACTAAGACTCGTCCTTTGATTGTTGCCAAGTTAGAAGAATTTGTGAGAAACAAAATGATTAAAATTTATTCAAACCGAACATTCCACGAATTTAAAACTTTTATTTGGTATAATGGTAAACCGCAAGCAATGCGATCTTATAATGATGACTTGGTTATGTCGTTAGCTATTGGATGTTGGGTTAGAGACACGGCTTTACAAGTTAATAAGCGAGAGCTTGAATATAAAAAAGCCATGATCAATTCTATGTATTTAACAAATACAACGATGAATACGACTATAAAGGGACAAACAGGACATGGAAGCGATATAAAAGATAGGCAAAAAGAAGCAAAGAAGCAAATGATTGATTTGCCTTGGATTTACAAGGGATAAATAAATGGCCAAAAGAAATATTAAAAAAGGAAACAGCCCGTATAATGAGGAATCAGGATTATTTAAATCTTTAACAAGATTGTTTTCTGGTCCTATTATTAATAGAAGAACACAAACGGGAAGACAACTCAGAAGAAGACATTTGGATATATTTTCAAACAAATTTAAGTCTGCATCTGGAAAGCAGTTTAAAAAGTCTGAATACAATCCAATGAATGTTACAACAATCAACATGATCTCAAACAGAAATAGATCTGAGAGATATGTTGATTTTGATCAAATGGAATACACTCCTGAGATTGCTTCTTCTCTTGATATCTACGCTGATGAGATGACAACATACTCCAGCTTACAACCAATGTTGAGAATCAAGTGCCCCAATGAAGAGATTAAATCTATATTACACTCTCTTTATCATAACGTATTAAATATCGAACATAACTTGTTTGGATGGTCTCGTACAATGTGTAAATATGGAGACCTATTTATGTATTTGGATATTGACGAGAATGCTGGTATTCAATCTGTTATTGGTCTTCCTCCTCAAGAAGTGGAACGCCTTGAAGGTCAAGACGAACACAATCCGAACTATGTACAGTATCAGTGGAACTCCGCCGGTATGACACTTGAAAACTGGCAAATGGCCCATTTTCGTGTTCTTGGAAATGATAAACATGCACCCTATGGAACCTCTGTCCTTGAAGCTGCAAGGCGAATCTGGAGACAACTAACTCTTCTTGAGGATGCGATGATGGCATATAGAATTGTCCGAGCACCAGAAAGAAGAGTCTTTAAGATTGATGTTGGAAATATTGCTCCGCATGATGTAGAACAATATATGCAGAAAGTAATGACTCAAATGAAACGTCATCAAGTTGTTGACCCATCGACTGGTCGAGTTGACTTGAGATATAACCCTCTTTCGATTGAAGAAGATTATTTTATTCCAATTCGCGGTGGGACTTCTGGAACTGATATTGTTAATCTTCCCGGCGGCCAAATGACCGCAACCATTGAAGATGTTAAATATTTAAGAGATAAGTTGTTTTCTGCCCTCAAAGTTCCACAGTCTTATCTTGCAATGGGCGAAGGCGGAACAGAAGATAAGACCACACTTGCTCAAAAGGATGTTCGATTTGCAAGAACCATTCAAAGATTACAGAGAGTTGTTATATCAGAAATGGAAAAGATTGGTATTATACATCTTTTTACTCTTGGCTTTAGAGCAGATGACTTATTGTCTTTTTCTCTTTCGTTAAATAATCCTTCAAAGATTGCAGAACTACAAGAACTTGAACACTGGAAATCAAAATTTGATATTGCTGGTGCTGCAACAGAGGGATATTTTAGTAAACGTTGGGTTGCCGAACATATGCTTGGCATATCTGAAGAAGAATTTATTAGAATGCAAAGAGAAATGTTTTGGGATAAGAAGTTTGGTGCCCAACTTGAGGCCGCCGGTCAAGCACCAGAAGCTGGCGGCGAAGCCGGTGGGCTTGGCGGAGATCTCGGAGGAGATCTCGGAGGAGATCTTGGTGGTGACGAGGGAGACTTAGGAGACCTTGGAGGAGAAGAGGAAGCCGGTGGAGAAGAAGAGGAAGAAGTACTCTTGGCCGAACCAGATGCCCCCGCTAAAAGAGATGATGAACAATACAAGCGCGGCCCATATAAAAGACATCAGTCTTCTTATCGTAAAGGCGGCATCCGTAAACAATTTAAAAACATGGCAACAGGCGAATATGGCAACACTAAAAGAAGCGTGTGGAAAGGCAAAACTGGCTTCGGCGGTCTTGACTCATTAGCTAGAGGAATCACAGAAAGTCAATCTTATAACAATATTGAAGAACAGAAACTATTTACTACATCAAGTGATATCAATAGCCTTTTAGAAAGCTTAACAAAGTTGGAGAAAAAAGAAAATGAAAATGAAACACAATAAGAAAAGAAATACCGCTTTTCTTTACGAGTCATTGATAACAGAACTTACAAAATCAATAGTCAAAAACGATAACAACAAAAGGAGTAAACTCCTTGAAGTTATAAAGAAATTCTTTTCCTCTGGAACAGAGTTAAAAAAAGAGTTGGATCTTTATAGAAGTGTTCTTGAATCAAAAAACTTAAAACTAGAGTTTTCTAAAAAATATATTGTTGAACTAAGAAAGGACTTTGATTCTTTGGATCGTAAAGAGATTTTCAACTCTCAAACAAAACTTATTGCAGAAATGAATAAGAATTTTTCTAATTCTATTTTCGCCAGTTTTATTTCAAATTATAAAAACATTGCCTCTGTTGGGCAATATTTTAATTCTAGTGGCTTAGATGCAAAGCGAAGACTGATTGTTGAAGAAAATGTGCTTGGGATTTTAATTTCCAAGAAAGAACCAAAAGAAGAATCAATGAAACATATTGATAACTTGACTTATAAAACCTTTACAAAAACATTTAATGAAACATATGATAAGACTTTGAGACAAGAACAAAAAGACTTGTTGACGAACTACATCACTTCATTTTCGGATAATGGTCTTGGTCTCAAATCATTTCTCAATGAAGAGATTGGAAGATTGAAAGGAAAAGTAAGGCAGTGTTTATCTGAGGACAAAATTAAAAATAATGAAACGTACTTAAATAATACTACTAAAATTTTAGAAAAACTTGATTCATATAAAAATAAACGTATAACAGAAGAGATTGTGAAAGAGGTATTTTATATCCAAGACTTGGTTCAAGAGGTATTAAAATAATGGCAGACATTAAAGTTAATCTAACACCCACAGCAGTTAATAATAACATCAAAGTTAACTTGCCACCTGACGATATCAGAGTTAAAATTAAAGAACCCCCTCGCTTGATGGAATTTAATTTAAATTTGAGACGAGCATTGAATGGAGATTTGATGATCTTTGATCATGCTGATATTGATATCGTTGTAATGATGGAAAAGAAAAAGATTGTCGCCTTTGCAAAGGACTTAATGACTGAAGTTGTTTACGGTGCTGAATCAAGATTGTTTGAGTTCCTCAAAAAGAAAGGAATCATCGCTTATGATTCTATTCAAGGTGGAAATATTTATGGTTCTTTAGAAGCATCGATATTGGAATCAAAAGATTTGGATTCTGTTAAAGCTTCTCTATACGAGATAAGCGAATGGATGAATGATGAAAAGCCATACTTTGAATCTGTTGAGGCCCATGATGATATGATGGATGATGAACTGTTAAACCCCGAAGGTGAAGACGCAACAGAACTTGGCGATGTTCCACATGAGGAAGAAAAAGGATCAATCAAACAACACAATTTATTTTCACCATATTTATATGGTAGATATTCATGGTAAGAGGTGATTAGTGAATTTGAATAATAGTACTTTTCGTATAGCAGACGATCTAAATATGGTGGAGTTTGATATGGGAATGATTTGGTTTATTTTAACCGCTTATGGTTTGACACAAATATTAGTTTATTCTAAAATATTTGAAAAACTCCGCCCCCGCCGGGATCAATATGGTCTCATTGGATATATGGCCAACTGTACAATGTGCATGGGCTTTTGGGTTGGGATGTTTTTATTTTTCATAAACGGTTGGACTGAACTATTTACTTTTAAATATTCCATAGGTAATATGTTTATTTGTGGATGGATATCATCAGGGACATCATACATGCTTTCAATGTTGATTAATGATGAAGGACTTAGACTTAACACAAAGGAGAGAACAAATGACACACAATAAGAAATGGATGCTACAACCAGTTCGTCGCTGCTGTTCTGGTTCTTAACTCACACGGGTTGCGCCCGTTTTATTAAAGGAATATTGATTAATGAAATTAACAACAAAATTATTAAGACAGCTTATTAGAGAAACTATGAATGAGGTCACCGAAAGCAATTGGATTGAAGAAGGCGGCGGAGTTATTTATAAGAAAGATTTGGAATGGTCCTCGGTTCAGAGAGGAGTTATTCCAAGAGAATGGTTGGTTCGCGAACGTCCCCTCTCTAGCGTCAATCCGAATTTTATCAAATTTCTTAATTCTCCCGGTGATTATACTGGTGGAACAACTTTAAGCCCCCCGAAAGTATATCAAGGAGACATGGAACCTTTGATGCAAATGGCAGAAAGTATTCATGATTATTTGATTTCCTCTCCAAATATGGAGATATCAGATTATTCCGACCGCTGGGGAAGTGAAAGCGAACATACTTGGATCATTACAAATTATCTAGCACCCTTGAGAAGACAACTAAGACAGTCACAGTCTTGGAGAGATGATCAGTTGGAACCGGGAGAAATGAGAGGACATCCCGGTGGTGTCCGAGATAGGTTGACGGTAATCGCCCCGAACACCAGAAGAAATGAACCCGGCGGCCCACTATCAGGGTATGGAGAATAATCAAAATAAGGAAGATTTATGACCAAAAGACTTTTAACAGAATTTTATGAATTATGCAAAGATGGTATTTGTCAAGATCTCTTGACAGAGAGAGAGAAAAAAGAAGTTGCCAATGGAGCCCTTTATCTTTCTGGTCGTATTCAAACTTGCGAGAAAAAAAATGGAAACGGAAGAATCTATCCTTGCAAGACCCTGAAAAGAGAAATACAAAACTATCAAAAGGTTATTAAAGATAATCGAGGTCTTGGAGAATTAGATCATCCCGATGATTCAGTTATTAATTTAAGAAACGTTTCTCATATGATTACTGAACTCTGGTGGGAAGGTAATGATGTTATGGGAAAGATTAAAATTCTTGATACACCCTCCGGTCGAGTCGTTAAAGACCTCATTAAAGCTGGAGTTAAGCTTGGAATCTCATCAAGAGGCATGGGCTCTGTTCAAGAATCAATGGGAAATACTGTTGTACAAGAAGATTTTGAATTGATCTGTTTTGATATTGTTTCGGAACCATCAACCCCGGAAGCATATATTTATCCAGATAATCAAAAAAGAACACCAGTTTCAATGTATGAAACGAGAATCAACGAGAACAAAAACAATATTATTAATAATTTGTTTGGAAAAATTTTAAAGAATTAATAACAGAGTGATAAATGAAAAAAGATCAATTAAAAAAAAGCTTGAGACCAATAGTTAAAGAATGTATACATGAGATATTATTAGAAGAAGGTATGTTATCAACAATAATTTCCGAAGTGGTCAAAGGAACAGCAGGTATTCAACCTATTGTTGAGCAGAAAAAAAGACCCTCTCCTCCTACTAATATGAAAAATAGAGTTGTAACTTCTGATAGACAACTAAAAGCATTAGAACGAAGAAAAAAAATGATGGATGCCATTGGCGGCGAAGCTTACAATGGAGTCAATATTTTTGAAGGAACGGAACCGTTGTCTTCCGCTGGCGATCCGAACAGAAAACAAGCCCCCGGCCCATTGGCGGGACAAGCTCCAAATGATCCCGGAGTTGATATATCAACATTTATGGCCGGATCTGAAATGTGGAAAAAGGTTATAGGTAAATAAAATGGCATGTAATATAAAAATAAGACCAAGAAAGAATGAACCAATTGCAAGAACAATAAAGAGATTTATTAAGAAGGTTAAGAAAGAGGGCATCATAGAAGAACTTAGAGAAAGAAAAACTTACACTAAACCCTCTGAAAAGAAAAGAAAAGCCAAAAAACGTTCCGATGCGAAGCGAAAGAAAGAATTAGCAAAACAGCAAAAATAAACTACTTATTATGATATTTAATATTTAAAGGAGCGTATAAATGGCATTTTTAAAACACAATAGCTGGGGCAGAACACGAAGCCCCAAAAATATAGCAGGACCACACGGGACCACAGTCACAGCGAATTCTGCTGGTGATTTAACTGGGATCACAGCAACAACAGCAGGATATGCCACTGAGAACCAAAGATATTTACATGTATTGCTAGAAGATGACAATGGCGGCACCTTGTCCGCAGTAAAGGTATATGGTTATTGTCATGCATTTTTGAGATGGTTTCATCTAGATCAGGGTTTTGAGCCTAGTGGTGCAAATGCTGCGGCAACGCAACTTGAGATAGTCGCTCCTACTGATACCGGTAATGCACCAGTCAATGATACACCAGAGGAAAGAGAGTACCGAACTTATCAAATTCTTGGCATTGACCGTGTTGCATTTGTTGGTGGTAACAATGTAAATATATTTGCTGCTTGCAGCACTTTTTAATAGGGTTTTTTTATGGGTGAATTTGGGTGGGTACATATATCAGGAGCCGTAGATTGCGCTCAAGGTCTTGAACACACGGTGCAGTTCGCAACCGGTTCTGCCGGTTCTTTTGGCCGAGCTTTTTCTGGAAGTTCAAACCTTACTTATTATGATGATCTAACTGGTGGATCACACCGGCCCAACCCTGCTTTAATTTTAACTGGGTCAATGTATATAAACGGAGCAATCAAAGCAAACTCTTTTGATGTTACCACCACAGTCCAGACAGAAATTTTAATTAGCGGAAGCACCAACTTTGGCGATAGTGCGACAGATACACATCATTTCACTGGTAGCGTATCAATAGTTTCAGGTAGCTTTAGCCAACATTATTATAAACTTGTTGGCGCAAGCCACACTGTTGCTGTTTACGATTCAATAATCGGAGTCAGTTCTAGTGGTTATGTTTCAATCACACTCCCCTCTGCTGCTGATGCTTCTTTTGGAAAAATATTAATTATTAAAGACGAATGGGATGCAACAAGATCATCCGACAATCGAATTGCAATTTCTGCCTCTGGCGGACAAACAATTGATCATTCTACAACTTATTCACTCACTGGAGATTCTCCCGCACTAAGTATTTATAGTGATGGTGCCACAAAATGGTTCATCTATTGATATGGGGGAGAATATGAATGGGTTACAATGTATTATCTGGTAGTGTTTCCACAGTCGCTGGTTGGGAAGGTTCCGGTTCATTTACTGGATCTTTCGGCGGAGATGGAACAGATCTTGTCAACGTAAAACAGTTCGATCTTTATGGAGACTATGCTAGCGGAAAGCTTGCAATATATAAAACAGTAAACAGTAAAACACATCTCCAAGGTGATGCAAACCTTTACTATGATACGACCAATGATATCTTAACTGTTTCAAAATTGACAGCATCTTCAGACATAACAATAAATTCTGGTGCAGATCTATATGTGGATCAAATTAGAAGATCATCAGATAGTTCCACAACCACGAAGATAAACCTTGAAGACGAGATATTAAAGTTTTATACTGGACACGCATCCAATGAAGTAGTCAAAATTGAAAGTGATAAACTGACTGTCGTTGGTAACATAACTGGCTCCGGTGGAATAGAGATCGGAACCTATTTGTCTGCATCCGGCCAAATACATTTTCCCAATATTACTTCCGGCTCTATAGCTGGCAATGGAAGCTTTCTCGGTCTATCATCAGCAGGTAATCTTGTTTTAACTTCTTCTCTTGGCGGAGGAGGAGGAACAGTTTCTATAGCCAACGATGCAAATAATAGGATAACAACAGCAAACGGCTCTGGTGGGATCGTTGGTGAGGCCAATCTAACATTTGATGGAACCACTCTTTCTCTTCAAGGCGGCCTTATTTTAAAAAGAAGACAGATTTCATCTGTAACGACAGCATCAGCCTCGGATTATTTTATTGGAATATCAGCATCAGCAAACCTCGATGTTAGATTACCAGATGCTTCAGATTTGACAAGCGGCCAAACATTTATATTTAAAGATGAAAGAGGATCGGCCAATTCTCACGTTATTAAAATAAACGCAAGTGGCTCACAAACTATTGACGGACAAAGCTTTGTAAGGCTTGAGAGTCCATATGCAGCAGTAAACCTCTATACTGATGGAATTAGCAAATATTTTATTTTCTAAGATTATTAGTATCTTAGAAGTGAAAAGAAAAAAAAAGATGTTTTTTATGTCTGAATGGCTTCACGCTCTCTAGTTATGGGTGAATGGGATTGGTGCGCTTGCGTGCCATCTCTATAATATATTTAGGAGGAAAAAAATATATGGCTTATAAATTTCAATTAGGGGCCTCCACTATGAGTGGCTCCCTTGTACAAGAAGGCGCGTTGGAGTGCGAAACCAGTTTAACTATTGGTTCTGCTGCTCTTACTGAAGCCGAACTTGAAAAACTTGACGGTATTACCAATAGTACTGCCGCTGCTGATAAATGTTTAGTTGCTGATAGCAATGTTGACATTACTGGATTAAGAAACATTACTGGTACTGGTGCTATTACCGCTGGTACTTCATTCATTATTGGTTCTGCCGATTTGAATGAAACAGATCTTGAAAAACTTGATGGCATTACCGATGGTACTGCTGCTGCTTCTAAAGCGGTTGTCTTAGATGCTTCTAAAAACATTGCGACCATTGGAACCATTGGTTGTGGTGCTATTACTTCAACTGGTAATTCATCTTTTGGACAGGGATCATTTTCTGCGGGTGTAATCCCTTCTTCTGCTGATGGTGCTGCTCTTGGTAGTGCTGCAAAAGAATGGTCTGATCTCTATCTTGCTGACGGTGGTATTGTTTATTTGGGTAATGACCAAGAGGTCCAACTTATACACACTGCTGATTCTGGTATTGTTTTACAAAACGCTGCCGACGGAGCAGCTTCTGCTGCAATGCTGAAGCTTCAATTATCTTCGTCGTCTCCAGCAGATGATGATGAAATCGGAAAGTTAGTCTTTTCTGGCTATAATGATAATCAACAAACTTTCGTTGGTGGTCAGATCCTTGGTAAGGTTACGGCTGTTGCTGACGGTTCAGAAGATATGTCAATGGCTTTATCCACAATTGTTAATGGAACACCAGTAAGTTTCATTGATATTCATGGAACTACTGCTGCAACTGTTACTTTTGTTGACGGAGCTTATGATGTTGACATTGCTTCTCATGACGGTTCCAACGGCCTTAAGCTTGGCGGAACCTTGGTTACTGCTACTGCTGCTGAAATGAATTACAGTGACCTTACCACTTTGGGTACTTCTGAAGCATCTAAAGTGCTCTCTGCTGATGCTTCTGGTGATATTACTATCGCTGGTGCTGCCGCTAATATGGTTTGGGACAAGTCAGAAGATGCTCTTGAGTTTGCTGACAATGCTTCAATTGAGATTGGTACTGGACTTGATATGAAATTATATCATGATGGAACTAACTCTTATATTACAAACGCTTCAGGTTCTCTTAAGATTGCAACTGAAACTTCCGGTATTGCTGTAACCATCGGTCATGGTACTTCTGAAGTTACTGTTGCAGATAATCTTACCGTCTCTGGTGACTTGACTGTTAACGGTACTACAACTACTGTTGACATTGAAGTTATCCAAACTGCCAATGGTGTTGTTTTTGAAGGTGCTACTGCTGATGCCTATGAGACAACGCTTAAAGCTGTTGACCCAACTGGTGCTGACAAAACCATTCAACTTGCAAACGCTAGTGGTTACTTGATTCCATTTGCTGCTGCTTCAACAACTACCATTTCTTCAACCCCGGCTGAACTTAATGTTCTTGACGGTATCTCTGGACTTGTTGTTGCTGACTTAAATGTTATTGCTGGCTGCGCTGGTAATGGCCTTGTCATCGCTGACTTGACCAAGTTGGCTGGTGTTGATGCATCTGCTACTGAGTTGAATTATAATGATATTACCACTTTGGGTTCTTCTGAAGCTTCTAAAGTTCTTACTGCTGATGCTTCTGGTGACATTACTATAGTCGGTGCTGCTGCCAATATGGTATGGGATAAATCAGCAGATGCGCTTGAATTTGCTGATAATGCTTCTGCTGAATTTGGTACTAGTCTTGATATGAAAATTTATCATGACGGTACGAATTCTTATATTGCAAATGCTGTCGGTGCTCTTAAGCTCGCAACTGAAACTTCTGGAATCGCTGTTACTATCGGTCACAGTACTTCTGAAGTTACTGTCGCTGATAACCTCACTGTTACCGGTGACTTGACCGTTAATGGTGGTTTTTCATCTACAGTTACAATTGCTTCTGGTTCTAATGGTGCTACTCTTTCCGAAGGAAAGCTTACCTATTTTGATAATATTAACGCTGCCGCTTCCGCTTCTTTCCCGCAGAATCCTTCTGTTGGAGATTGGTTTGAAGTTAAGCATCACTCAATGGGTTCTGCAACCAACAAGATGACTCTTAGTGTTCAATCTGGACAAACTTGTGACGGTGGAACTGAGGTAGTCCTTGAATCACCATTCGCCGCTATCAAGTGTGTTTATGTTGTTACTGGTTCATGGAGAATCTTATAATCTAAGATTAATATATATCTCTATTTTGTGGCGATTGTCTTCGGACAATCGCCCTTTTTTATTTCAAAATCTATTTATTGCGAGGTAAAAGCATGTCTTATAAATATACAAGAGGAAATCAGATCACAGGCGACCTTTCTGGTTCTGATGATGCGAATAGAAATACAGGT